CTCGGCGTGTCGTCTCAGGATCTTCCCGATGACGACATCTCATTGATCGCTTCCTATTTGTCCTTCGTCAGCATCGTCGGTCAGCCGGCGATTGACGCCGTAACCGACAACGGCGTGAACGATCTCGCGATGCGTGACTCCATCGAGGCGCAGGCCGCGCTCTACCTGATCCCGACGATGGCGGTTCGCGTCGCCGCGTCGGAAGACAGCGGCACAAACGCCTACAAGCGTCAGACCGTCAACTGGGACGCAATCAGCGATTACCTCGCTGGTGTCGTGTCGAATGGCATTCTGATCGCCTTCCCCGGCTACGACCCGCTGGCGAACGCCGGTTCGATCTTCATCGTCGCCACTCCGGGCGTCGATCCGGTAACCGGCTCGGAATATACTGCTCTGACCGCCTCGGGCTAGCGCCCGGTGCGGTTCAGCTCGATCCCGATCGTCCGGTAGTTGCGGATTTCGGACTGAGCCATCGGCAGCATCTTGAAAGTGGTGACCACCAGCTCGCTGTTCACTTCGCCGTCGCTCAGATCATAGAGATCGACCTTCTCGTTCTGCCCGAGCCGATCATGGATATCGCCGATCAGCTCGATTTCGTTGAGCAGGTTGATGTCCCGATAGCTGGAGACGGCCAGCGAGTAGCGGATGATCCACAGCCCGTTGTTCTCGTCGAAAGAAAACCCGTCAACGCCGATCAGCGTGTCGCGCGGAAGCTCACTCTCTTCACCCCGGCTCTCCCAGTTGTGGTATTGGATCGGGGAGTATAGACCTGTCGCGTTCAGCGCGTCGATCATATCGGACGTCGCGCGGATGATCGACTTATAGACCGCAGGGATTGGTGACGACATGGCAGACACTCCGAAACGGCCAGTGATGCTTCGCTTTATCCTTGGCCAGTCGCCTGTCAAGCGCCGCAGGGAGTCGGAAGATACCACGCGCTTTCTGGTCGAACAAGTCGCGGTTCAATTCGCCAAGAAGTCGTGGGATGATGTGAAGGGTCGGCTGCAGGAAATGATCGCGAGCGACGTTCGCGCCGAGCTGGTCCACCTCGCCGGCCAGTTTCGTCGTAACGTCATCGGCGCGCCGCCGAGCCAGCGCGGTCTCGTCGGCACGCTCACCACCGTCACCAAGGGCAGCTTCATGCCCAAGGAGTCGCTCGGTGCTCTGCCGCGATGGGCACCGCGTGGTGCGCAGTATCTGGCTCGAAAGCGCAAGGAAGCTGGCCAGAACGACTGGTTCGACACGACGGGATGGGTGCAGGGCGGCGCGCGCCGGCCGTATCCTGACGCACCCGGCACGCTCGCTGACTTCTTCTCCTCGGACATCGTCGACACCGAAGGTGGCGGCGAGATCCACGTCGGCTCCGGCGGTGTCTTCGAGGACATGTTCGGTGGTATCAGCGTGCAGGTGCTGCGCAACAATCGATCGTGGGGTGTCAATCAGGGCACCATTCGGATGACCCCCGACGGTCGGAAGGCACAGGTCCAGCTTGGGACTGTCCGCGTTCGTGCGCTCGGCAAGCTCACGGATTCGATGATTCACCACACCGGCGATGACCCCAACAAGGCGCTGCTCGATCTGATCGTCGGATCTGGAAATCGCGCTGTTGCCCTGCATCTTCGCGGCGGCCGCGGCCGCTATCGCCCGGCTCTAGAACCGTATCTTCGGTTTTTCCTTGAACGGGCGATCCCGCAGGCCGTCACGGAACGCATACGCAAGGGCGCCGCAGGATCGTTGTTCAGATCATCATAGCCCTGTTGATCGCTGCGACCGCGTCCTCGACAGAGCCGTGTCCGGCAGCGAGGTCTTTGGTTCCCGGCGAACCCGGAACAGGCGGTCCGCTATTCTTCTCGCCTCCGAGCGCCGCATTGACGATCATCACGAACGAGTTGTGGTGCGCCAGAAGGGTGGCGTGCTTCTCACCCAGCTTGAGCTGGATCTTCTGAGAGATCTCTCGCCGCGCATAGGTCCAGTAGATATCGTGAAGATCGCCCTCGACTACGTCGAAGGCCCAGCAGACGGCGTCTCCGAAGCTGAGGTCTCGGAACCAGTCTTGGAAGGCGTCGGTAGGGCCTGCTGATACCGGACGCCCAGCTTGGCCATTTCCACGGTCCGCTTCACGAAAAAATAGAGGGCGTGCTCCGCCGCCCAGCTGAGAATCTTCTCGACCTGATCGGAGTCGATATCGACCTCGCTCTGCGGCACCAGCAGCGCCGGGTCGAGGATCATCTCGTTCTTCTCGGTGAGCACCCGGCGAACGATATAGTCTTGCGTATAGGGGTCGGTCTGGATCAGCTGCAGCGCCGAGACCGGGTCAGGCAGCATGCGGCGGATGTCCATCTCCAGACCATAGGTCATCTTGACGGTCTTCTCGCCGATCTTGATGGTAAGGTCAGGGCGGGGCGGAAGCGGTTCGTCAGACATCGGCGGTCATTTCCTTCCTGAGAAGCCGCGATACCGCGGCGTCGAGACTGATGTGCTGGCCCATTCCGAGGCGGAGCAGCTGATTGACCTTCTCGTTGACGAACATGCCGTCGGCGAGAGCCGCTTCTCCGATCTGCTCATAAAGGGTCTCTGTCACCCGTACCGTGAAGCTCCGGTGCGGCTCGCGGGGTGCGGTCGGTTTTGGCATATATCTCCGGGTGGTTCACGGCGGTTGCTACGTTTCCTATTGAGCCAAACTCGAAAGAAGGCAAGAGGCATTCGTGAGTTAGAAGGAGCCTTTCCGATGGCCGACGTCCAGAAGTCCGCATTTTCCCTGTCCTCGGCCACCATCATGATGGGTAAGGCCTTCACGGACGACGTGTTCGGTCTCTATCCGAGCGCCCACTCGATTGGCATGGTCTCGCAGGTTGCGGTGCCGGTTGAAAGCTCGATCACCTCGCTGCTCAACGGCGTGGCCCAGGTCGAGGTCGACGCCAAGCGAACCGGCGTTTCTTCGAGCATCACCGCCAACGTGTTCGAGATGACCGCGCAGAATTTCATGCGCTCGCAGGCGATGTCCGGCCAGGCCACGCAGGTGAAGCGCGGCGTGCTCGCCGCCGACGTCGCGGGCGGCGCGGTGTCGCTGACGATCACCTCCGACCCGATCCCCGGCGAGGCGGCCTCGGCGATGACCGCGATCGGCGATATCCCGCAGGGTTCGACGATCCTGATCCAGCGCGTCAACGGCGAGACCGACTACGTCTTCCCGACCCAGACGACCGCCGCGGCCACGCTGAACACCGGCACCTTCACGGTTCCGATCGCCGCGCCCTATGCCGTCCCGGCCGCGATGTCGTTCAAGGCCGGCGCCCGCGTCTGGGTGGTCTCCCCGGTCGGCGTCGCCGATATCACCGCCGACGACCTTTTCTGCGTCAAGGTCACCGGCACTCTGTCCAACTTCGATCGCCCGGTCTCGGCCGTGTTCCCGAAGGTGCGCGTCGTGAAGGGCTTCGGTCTCTCCTACAACGAGACCCAGTACAGCTCGATGAGCTGGGAACTCAAGCCGCTGCTCCTGTCGGCCGGCGAGAACGCCTCCCTGCCGCGCACCGAGATCGGCACCAAGCGGACGGGCATGCTCTACGTGGGCGGCTAATCGCTTTCATCTTGACGGAACCTCAGAGGGCGGCCTATTGGTCGCCCTCTTCTTGTGAGGCGCGCCCGTGACCGAGATCCCAGTCGAGCATATTCGCGACTCCCACAAGCTGATCGCCGACGGCCGTGTCGATCTCTTCGAGATGACCCCATCGGGTGGCACCGGCGTCGTCCGTTTCAAGGACGACAACGATGTGAAGTGGCAGGGCAACGACTATACCGGCGTGCCGTTGACGCTGAGCGGTGAGAAGAAGACCTCCGACACCGGCCTTTCGATGCCGAAACTCCAGATCGGTCAGGACAATATAGATCTGTCGCAGTTCAAGGCCTTGATCTACGACGGTTATCTCGACAATGCGATCATCCTCAAGATCACCGTTCTGCTCGATAACCTGATCAACGACCGACTGATCCGCGAGGTCACGACCTATCGGGTCAAGCGGGTCGAGCAGTATTCTCGCACCCAGATCATCCTCCAGCTTGCCACCGTCTCGGACTCGATGGGCTTCTCCCTGCCCTACCGTCAGTTCCTGCCGCCGGCCTTCCCCTCGGTGCAGATGTGAAGATCGAAGATCTCAAATACGATCATCTTGTGGGAAACCCAATGATCTTCGGGACGCAGGACTGCTTGTCGCTCTTCCGCAACTTCTATGATGTGAATTTCGGCATCAAGATCCGAAACTACGCGCGTCCAGAGGGCTGGTCCTCCGACAAGCTCGATCTCATGCGACTCTGCTACGAACGCGAGGGTTTCGAGATGATCACCGACTGGAAGCCGAAGACTTTGCGTCCGGCCGATGTTCTGTGTATGGCGATCGGCGAGAGCAACCCGAACCACTTCTCCATCAACATCGGTGATGGTGATATCCTCCATCACCTGTACGGCCGGCTGTCGAGCAAGGAGGAGTTCCGAGATTTCTGGCGCAACTCGACCTGCTACGTGCTTCGTCATCCTGATGTCCCTGATATGCGGCCCGTATATCCGGATGTCACTATCGCGGAATTGCTGAATGCTCGAAACCTTCCTCCGACCGGGTGAAACGAACGAGCGATGCGGTCTCATCCTCAAGGATGGGACGATCATCGAAGTCGAGAACGTCGCCGCTGACAAGACGCTGGGCTACCAAATGTCGCCGCTCAGCGTGCTTCCGTTCGTCGAGGAAGGATTGGTGGCCGGGACTTGGCATACGCATCCCGACACGGATCCGAATTTGAGTGGTGAAGACTATTCGGGGTTCCTCGGATGGCCGGACTTGGAGCATAGCATCGTCGGCTGGCGCAACGGCAAGGCGACGGTCCTTCGCTACCGCGTCGAAGACGGATTGGTGATTGCATGCGACTGATCTTCCACGGAAAGCTGCAGGAGCTGTACGGTCGTCAGGCCGTCATGCACGCGGCTACCGTGGCGGAGGCGCTCGAAGGTTTCTCTCGACAGCAGGACAATTGGCCGCGAGATATGCTGGTTGATGTTGTCGGTTTCGACACCGTCGAGAAGCTCAAAAGCTATGCCGAAGCAGTCCACCTGATGCCGGCGATGCACGGCGGTGGCGGCAAGTTCGGTTCGATCATCCTCGGGACGATCCTCGTGGTTGCGGGTGTTCTTCTGCTCTCCACGCCGTGGGGTATTCCGCTGATCATCAGCGGCGGCCTCATGATCGCGCAGGGGATCATCGGCCTTTTCATGAAATCCCCAAAAATGAAGGGTGTTGACGATCCGGATGCCTCCAAATATCTTGCCGTCAACAAGAACACCACCGCCGTCGGCACGCCGATGACAATGGCATGGGGGCGTATTGCCGTTGCCGGCCAGTGGCTTAGCCTCCAGTCGGACAGCAACAATCTTTCGTTCGGCGTATTCCCGAACACGGTAGACAGCTCGGCCAATTTCGGCTTCAACGCACGCCGGTGGTCCGGCTATTTGGGAGTGATCTGATGGCCGATGTTCTTCTCAAAGTTCTTGACGCCGATGGGACCGCCCAAACGCTCGTTACGGAGCAGAGCGGCACCTCCGACAAAATCCCGGTTCACCGCGCGCAGGGGCCGGGCGGCGCGGCGCTGTCCACCGCGGCGAAACAGGACACCGGAAACACCAGCCTTGCCGGTATCCTTGCCGCGAGCGGTGGCGTGGACATGACCGCAGTCACAACCACGGCTGGTGCCGCGCTGAATGCGATCCTCTTCACGGCTGACACCACGAATTTTGCGGCTGTCTCGGTCCAGATTCTCGGCACCTTTGTCGGAACCGTCACCTTCGAAGGCAGCAACGATAACGTCAACTGGTCGACTGTCACAGGCAACAGCCTTGCAAGCGGTACGTCGACCACCGGGGCCAGCGCGCCCGGCATGTACTTCATCGCGTCGCTATGCCGATACATTCGGGTGAGGGTCTCGGCCTATACCTCGGGAAGCATCACTTCTTCGGTTTATCTCATCGACGAGATCGTTGCTCCAGGGCAGGCCACGGTCAGTGCCGTGCTGAATGGTGGCGGCAACGTCATCGGCGCAGCCATTTTGGCAACCAGCCCCAGCAGCACGGCCGGTGCGCTCACTCGCTACTCTCTGGCATCCGCTGCGACCACGAACGCCAACAACGTGAAGGCCACCGCCGGCCGGATTTATGGCGGCATCCTTTTCAATACCAGCGCAGCTACCAAGTTCGTGAAGCTCTATAACAAGGCGACGGCTCCCACAGTTGGAACTGACACGCCGCTGCTGACTATCCCGATTGCAGCCAATTCCAAGGCCGATCTGGCCTCGATTGTGGCAGCTGTTGGACTCTACTTCTCTTCCGGAATCTCGATCGCCATTACCGGCGCCTTCGCTGACAGCGACACAACCGCGGTTGCCGCGAACGATGTTCTTGTCCAGCTCCTCTACGCATAAGGATAACGTCCATGAGCAATTCCACTGTCACCGAGGAGCTGAAGGCATGGGCTACGCCCGTCCAAGCCACCTACATCGACGCCATCCTCGCTTCCAAAGGCAGCATCCGCAAGGCGGCGCGCCATCTCGGCAAGCACCACTCGACCCTGCAGGAAGCGATTGCGAATGTCCGGATCGCTGCAGCTGCGCACGGCTACAGCCCGGAGCACAACATGAACAGCCCGGTCCCTGCGCCATTCGTGGTGAAGGGACAGAGCACGCTGTCACGGGTGAACCCGGAGACCGGCGAACGGTCGATGATCCTCGAATGGAACAAGACCCGGCTCGACGATATCGAGTGGCTGGAAGCGATCAAGTCCGGCGTCTCGGCTTTTGTTGCGGAGCAGGCGCCAATCACCAACCCCGGCAAGCCTCTTGGCCAGCTGGATGGCGATGTCATCCCGTGGATCCAGATCGGCGACGCGCACTTGGGCATGCTCGCGCACGAGGCGGAGACTGGTGCCAATTTCGACCTCAAGATTGCCGAGCTGGAGCTGGCGACCGCGATCGACATGCTGATCGATGAGCTGCCGATGGTCGAACGGCTGGTGATCCAGGATGTCGGCGATTTCACCCACTACGAGAATATGGCCGGCGTTACCGAAGCGAGCGGTCATCCGCTCGATTTCGACGGCCGCTTCCCGAAGATGGTCGATGTCTATGCGCGACTGATGCGCCGTATCGTCGACAAGGCGCTGACCAAGGCCCACATGGTCGACGTCATCATCAATCAGGGCAATCACAGCCGAACGAACGACATCTGGATGGCCGTCCTGATCCGGTCCGTCTACGAGAGCACCGGGCGCGTCAACGTGCTCAATAACCACACCCCGTTCATTGGCTATCGAATGGGCCGCACATTCGTGATGTGCCACCACTCCGACAAGTGCAAGCCGCACCGGCTGGCCTCTGTCATGTCGACCGACTTCGCCGCCGACTGGGGCGAGACCGATTATCGCTACATCGACATCGGACACATCCACCACAATATGGTGCTCAAGGAGCACCCCGGCGTCGTCATCGAGAGCTGGAACCAGCTCGCGGCGAAGGACAAGTGGGCGATGGACAGTGGGTATCGTTCGCGCCAGTCGATCAGCATGGTCTTCCGCAGCCGCACCTACGGTGAGATCGGCCGTCGGATGCTGCCGCTGCGGCAGGTTCAGGATCGCATCCGTTCGACGGCTCACGGGTCGAAGCATTATATCGCTCCCGTTCAGCGAGCCTACTCCGTCTAGCGGTTGACGTCGAAAGACTTGCATCCCACCACGGACCACCACACAGGTGAGCGATGGTCCAGCCGTATGAACAGGACGTAATTCTCGACGTCGCGGGTCAGCCGATCTACGACGCGATGACCATCGTCCAGCGGCGTATCGACCAGTTCGCCACCTCGCTCAAGACGATCGGCAAGGACACCGTCGCCGACGTCAAGCAGATCCAGACGATCGTCGACGCCAACATCAAGGCGCTGAGGCAGGCTCGTGCCGATCTCAAGACCCTGCAGGAAGGTGGCGGCGTTCGCGGCACCGACTACGGCAAGGCCGAGAAGGATG